ATACAATCTTTAGTATTACCATCGCCATTTATATAGTTAGCGTTTCTAGCAAAAGTAAATAATACAGATTTTGGGTCAACAACCAAAATAAATCTGGCAACATCGGTTGGAAATAATATATATTCTGGTGTTTTCCAATAAACAATAATATTTTTTGGATAAGCAACTGGAAACCAAGAATCTTTTTGGTTTAATCTTTTTAACAATATCTTCTGATCATCTTTTGTAAAAAACTCGTCCGAATCTATGATTAAAACCCAGTCATAATCATATAATCTCGCTAATCCCCAGTTTCTTTGTTCTGATTCGCTTTGCCATCTTCCCAAAACAGCATCAGCCCCCATTTCTAATGCTATTTCATAAGATTTGTCTCTTTCATAAGTTGGTCCATGCCATGGTTTCTCACTTACTAAAACAAGATGTTTGTCAACAACTCCTCGCCAGTTTTTTATACAGGCTTTTAGATTCTTCTCGTCATTGTAACATAATGTTTCAATAGCTATTCGCATTTTATTTTCTCTTCCCAATAATCACCTATTAATCTATTTGCTTCTTCTTCTAACCACAACCTGTTTATACCATCATATTCTATATTTCGCTTCGGGTATGATCCAAACCAAAAATGATGCACTACATTACCATAAAATGTCCCACATCCATATCCAGATTGTCTAACTGGTAAAAATAGTTTCTTATCTAAAGATTGCGATATCCCATAACCAGATTCATGATTAGCAATATTTAATTCTTTTGTAAAATCTGTCCTCATTTTTTCTAGTCCAATTTTTTTCATTTTTTTCATATTGATAATAAAGAAATTCTGATTAGCAAATCCGGGTGCATTTCTATTTAATCCTTCAAATGGTATTACCTCTTCAACACCAATTAAATCATATTCATTATTTCTTATTTTATCTAACATATCATCAATATTTTTTAATAAAAACACATCGTGTTCTATATAAACCGCTATTGGTGTTTTACATTCTTTTGCTAATCCAATGGCAGCATCTACCCAAAGATTAGAATGCATATCATGTTTAATAATCTTATATTTAACATCTATCGGTTTATCGTCTTTTTGCTGGCTTATTATTATCTTAGCATTAGAATAATATTTTTTGATACTGTCAAGACAGATTTTTAAAAAATCTGGTTGGGCAAAGTAAGTTATTAAAAAAGTTACGTCTTTCATTTATGTAAATAATTACATTTTAATGGCCATTTGCCAGCTAATACATTTTTAGTAGCTGCACCATTTCGTTTAAAATGATTTATTTCCCAATCTATAGGTCTTGGATCAAAATCTTGATGATAAATACCATAACATTCGTTTTCTCTATCGATATAAATATCATATCCCAACATTTTTGCCCTCAACGCAAAGTTTTTATCTTGACCGCAATATACTATTCCACATTTTTCTTCCATACCACCAAGTTCTTCTAATATAGTTCTGGGAAAAGCACACCAGTTAAATTCAAAATTTAAATATTGATCCGTGTTTTCTATTTTTTCTTTAGAGCCACTTTTTCTTTCATCAATTTCTCTAATAATAATATTTTCAGGAAATGTTTCCATTGGTTTTTCAAATATGGTTATTTTACCACAGGGATTAATAACCGGTGGAGAATCTATCTTATCTCCCACTCCAGTAAATAATGCATCACCATATGTCCTCCAGTCTTTATAAAATCTTTCTAATGCATTTGGTTTTATCCATATATAATCTTCTAATACAACTATTAACTCACCACTTGACAGATTAAAACAATCATTATATGCTTCTGGAAGATTCCATACATGATTTTCTTTTTTAGGACGCGGTTTAAAATGTTTATAGTTAATTTCTTTTACATATTCTTTAACTTCATCTTTCCTTTCTTCATATAGTTCATCGCCAAAGATCCACTCCATGTCTTTAAATGTCTGATTTTTTAGAGTATTATAAAATATATCTATAGATCCCCAACGATTAGAAATTGATATTACAGAAATTTTTACCATTTTTAAAATATACTATATTTACTTGTTTTTTATTGCCCATAATGCATCTCCCGGTTTAACCCCGTCAGCATTTTCCCATCGATGAAAATTATTAAGAATATCAACCTGATAACCTCTTTTCTCAAAATAGTCTGGACTTAATCTAATATGATGTATTTGATATTGATTACTTAAATCTTCGGGAATTCTTAACTTATATTTATTTCGTTCAATTGGCCCAAAGATCAAAATTCTTTTCAAATTTGGGATTGTTGTTTCAATCTTTTCAAGCAATTTATCAAGATTGTTATAGGTCATATGTTCGGCAACATCAAATAACATTACAACATCTGCATCCGGAAAGTCCATTGTTAAAATATTATCAACAATTTTAATATGTTCTTTTGCTTTAATTTTTGATTCATCAATTTCATCTAAATATTTTGGCCAAATATCAACGCTAATTAATTTTTTAAACGGAAAATCAAAAATATGTGCTGCGAGAGCTGATGTATAATTTCCCGCACCCAGATTTAAAACTATAAGTTCTTCAATATTAAGACCTTTTAGTTTTGGAGCTAAAAATAATTGTGGATTAACCGGTAACACAATATTTTATTACAATATTTTATTTTTTATAAACGTTTTTATTTTTTCTTTTGTTAATTTATGAAGTCTTGGGCCACCAAAATAACTTTCTGTTATTTCTTCTCCACATTTTATATCTCTTAATACTCTTACACCATCGCTATTCGGATTATCAGAATGATTCATTAAACATTGTAAAATAATTATACTATTTGGATGTCTAAAACACATATCTTCTCCTTCATAAAATATTGTTCTGTCAAGAATCATATCTTGTATTGGTTTTTCTATTAATTTAAAATCTTCTTCGCTAATACATATTCTACCGCGAAAATCTTGTCCATTGTTTATTACAGTCCCTTTTGGAATGTCTCTAATTGCAAAAACACCAACTCCATGAATTTTAGATGGTTTTATTGTTGCCCACACATCCTTATTTAATTTTTCAACTAACAGATTCATATATTTATTCAATACATTAGTTATTATTTTTAAATAGTTGTATATTTGACGGCTTTCTTCCCCATTTGTCTATAAATTTTTTTAAATTATCACTAGATATTTTATCTCTATCAAATAACTTCATTGTTGAAGAAGTGTCACCAACAACCTTTAGTTTTGCATCTTGTAAAAATGGAATATTTAATTGTTTTATTCTTTCAAAATAATCATTATCTTCATAATATCCTATCTCAAATCTTTCATCAAAATCACCAACCCCTTCATATACCCATCTGGGCATACAAAAGAAACCACCATAAAATTCCTGAACAACACCGTTTACCGACGGACTACATACTCCTTCTGGTTTAGCAATATATTCTAATAATCCTTCTTGTATATATAAATCATTGTTAACAACACAGATATAATCACCGCTTGCAATTTTTAGTCCGCAGTTAACTGCTTTAGCAAATCCTATTTTATCATTTACAATAATTAAAATTTCATAAGCTCCAACCAGGCTATTAACACATCTTTTAAGTTTTGTGTTTATTTCTTCGTTATATGGATAATGCGGAATTACAACTGATATTTTCATTTTATGTGTTATTACTACCGTTTGTTGCATATACAACCAAATAATTTTCTTTTTTATCGCAATGTTGCCACAATTCGTCTTTTATAATCCATTTTCCAATCAACATTCTTTTAAACTGATCTTCTGACACGTCGGTATCTATTGCTGCCGATATAATCAAATATTTAGTTTTTAATTTTGATAAAAAATCTTCTGGTTCTTTTAAGTGTAAAAGTGTATCTAAACAAACTATAGCATCAAACTCATAACTTACCACATTTTTATCGTCAAAATCCACTTCTAAATATTCTCCAGGATAATCTATTCTTGCCTGTTTGACAACTTCTGGTTTATCTAAACCGATAACTTTTCTTCCGTTTTTAAGAACTTTTGTGCCATAACCTGTCCTACAGCCAATATCACCAACAAGAATATCTTTTGGTAATACTCTATCGGCAAATTCATACTGTTCTAACAAAATCTTTGATTTTCTTTTTAAAACCGAACTATTCATATCGTATATGTGAAAAAATAACTATCATCTCCGCGTTCATCTTTACATGGAAACATTTTAAACCCATTCTTTTTACCAAACTTATTTAGTATATATTTCAATGTATATTTTCTCAAATGCTCTGGTTTTCTTTCTAACATAATTTTTAAATAATCATCTGAACGTTTTTCTCTAACTATTTTTGGTAAATTTATAATAATTGTTCCGCCATCCTTAGCGACATTTTCCATTGCTTCTATTGTTGCATTATCATCTAAAACATGTTCTAATACATCGAACGCAGTTATTATATCAAATTTCTTGTTCCAAATATTAGAAATATCTTGTGCTCGCATATTAAAAAAATCACAGTTCAAATTATTAATCTTCGATTCATAGTTTGACATTGCCTGATTAATTATGTCAACACCATATCCAAATATTGTTGGAAACTCTTTAACAATGCTCATTAAAAAAGAACCATTAAGACAACCGATATCTAACATAAATACTTCTTTTTTATCCTTTACAATATCTGCTATAATACTTCTTGCAATTTTAAACTTTTGAAAATCTTGTATATCTGATGGCCCCGTCCAATACCTTTCACCAGGATGTAATTCTTGATATTCTATGTCTTTATATCTCTTTTCAATTATCTTTCTAACAAGATTGTCTTTTGGTAATTTAACACAAAGTTTTCTGGCATTGTCCATATCATTATCAAGATACATCCAGGCTATTTTTTTTTCTAAACTTTCTTTCATATTATATATCACCACAAAGCAATAATTCTATACCCCTTTTAAGATTTTCCGCGTAATGCCTACTTGTCCATTTAGACATAATATATTCGTGTCCGCCCTTCGTTCCCTTCAATTTTTTTATAGCATCTCGAATTGCATTTTCTTCTGGTTTAACAACTAAACCAACGCCAGATTCTTCTACATATTCAATATTTTTTGGAGAATCATTCATTACTATTGGCGGAACATTACATGCAAGTGATTCCAATGTCATTCTTTGTCCACCGCCCCAAAAAGATGCAGTGTTTACTGCTGTATGAGACATATTTATATATTTAACTAGTTCATTTACATCCATTTCATCATGAACTTCAACTCCTTTTTCTACACATATATTATAACAATGATCTTCTGTTGAATCTCCTTTTCTACCTATAGCAATGCCTTTATTCCCCAATGCTGCAGAAAACAAATCGTGTCTTTTCCAATTACAAAATGTTCCCCAAAAAGCACCATCATATTTTTTTTCTAAATCCATTGGTTTAAACGAATCTTCATTAATACCAAAAGCCCTAATCCATGGTCTGCCGAAATATTCTAACTCTTCTTCATTTATTTTACTTTCTACAAAATATAAATCAAATCCAGTTACATTATCATAAGTTATTGGGCCGCCACCAAATAATATTGCTTTTTTAAACGGCAGTTTGACTACTTCTGGTTTATATTTATGATCACATAATGGACCCCAAAACAATACAACATCTGGATTAAACTCATATATTTTTTTATCATTAGGTTCTAGATAAATAATATCATAATCTTCTTCCAATCTCTTCATTGCTCGCCAAAGTCCATCTTTACACTGATTACCAAACCTATGTATTCCATTCCAAAGAAATGCTATTTTATTCATTTATTTACCCAGTATTTTATTCCAAAAATCAGCACCAATACCGCTATCCGTATCATTTTGTCGTTTAGACTGGATAGCTTCGTCTTCTTCATATTTTTGCATCAAATCATTTACTCCGGTATTGCCAGGATTATCTTTGTCTTCCCAGTTAACGTCAACCTCAACGGTAGCGCCACAAAGTAAACATTTCATTGATACAAGTGTGGTTGTTCCTCCAGATATTTGCATTTTTGTTTTACTATCATCAAAAACATGATGTCCAGCAGCACAACCAGTTTCTTTACTACCAATTTTTTCTACTTTTGTTAAATCTACTTCTTCCATATTATTTATTAAATACTTCAATCCATTTTTCACATGTTTTTTCCCATGTAAATGATTTTGCGTATTCAATTAATTCTTTTCTCATTAATTCATATTTATTTACATTAGTAATATATTCTACAATTTTATCAGCAACTTCTTCTACATTTTCAACACCATAATCAACGCCTTCTCTGATATTTCTGTCCCAGTTTGTATAATTCACATCAGAATGTATTTTAATACCCTTACAAAATTCACCCTGAGCAAACACATCTGTTGTCAATGGAATACAACCAGCCAACATTGCCTTCATACCACTTATAAATCCTATTTCGAAAAAGTTACTCGGATATAATAATAGTCCTGCTTCTAAATATTTATCAGTAATTTTGTCTTGCGATAGTTTTATACCACTATCCTCGGTCATAATACCCATATCTTTTAGTTCTTGCATTTCGTTGATAGCATCAGATTTCCACTTCATCATATCATTATCATTAGAAAATTCTACATCCCAAACATTAAAACCATAATAATGGGCAAATTTAAGTTTTGATTTCAGTTCGTCCGATAATTTATTATAAGCAAGTTTAACCGCTTTTATTGATGTCCTGATACCCCTATCTGGAGAAGATGTATTAAGTATCAAATAAGGATTTTTAACAACAGTATTTCTTTTCTTATCAAACTCATCTATGTCTAATCCATGTGGTATAACAATAGCTTTATCATCTGGAATATTTGTATAATAATCCCTTTGAACCTTGCTTTTGAATAAAACACCAGTTACTTTCTTTAATCTAGATGGCGTAAACTCGGCCGGAGGCACTACATCATGTATATCTACAAATATTTTGTCTGAATTAATATCAAAATCAAGATATCTTGGTGCTCTCCAAATAATAGTTATATCTTGTTTATCCCCACAATTCCATCCCATAAATGGTTTCCAAAAAACACCATCAACAACATACTCTTGTTGTCTTGGAGTATTACAATAAACCGTAACGTTATATCCATTGTTTTTAATTCTTTTTGCTAATTGAACTATTGCTTCTTCGGATCCACCAAACCCATCTGTTATTGCTGTCCCTGGATACCATTCATGAACGGTAAATCCACAATAAATAACAACATCTTTACCGGAAGATTCTGTTTTTACAATATATCTATTTCTTAAAGACACAAGTGGCGGATAAAACTTCATATCTTCCGGGACAGATTCAAGTAGTTTTATTATTTCTTCCTTAGACTTGAGGCTTTTTGCTTTTTTATAAATATTATCGGCAAAATCAAATTTCTTTACTTCACCACTAAGTGATTTGATTAAATCTTTTATTTTAGTATCTTTCGGTCTAATTTTTAGACATTTTCTAAAGTTCTTGATGGCGTCTCTTGGTTTATTTATAGCTAAATATGCCTTACCGAGTAGAAGTCGAGAATTATAAGTATAATCTAGGGGATTCCATACTATCATTTCTGTCTCTAATGGATCTTTAGTAAAACCCATTTCAAACATTTCTATAGCATTTCTGTGTTTGCCTATATCAGAATACATTTGTCCCAACAAAAAATATGGGTCCGGATACCATGGCCTAAGAGAAAGTGCTTCTAATGCGCATCCTATCCCCCTAGCATAATCTTTTATATTTTTATATGCTATTGCAAGTCTCTGCCAAGATAAAAATCTTTCTTCGTCCGAGTTAGATAGGTCTAAAAACTGTAAATATATTTCTATCGCTTTATGATTTTGCCCGGACATTAAATATGAATTTGCTAGGTTCCAATAACTATGAGGATCTTTTGGGTTTTCTATAACAGCTTTTTCTGCTATTTCAACATTTCTTAAGGCAGAATTGGCAGTTCTTTCTTTATCGGTAAGATGTAATACATTAATATCTTTGTTTAAAACAGAAGTTATTTCTCTGTTTTCCTGAAAATCTTCATGTATTTGATTAACCCATTTAACACAACCATCATTTCTTACAATGCGTGTTTTTAGATGTTCAACTATTGGATTACCGTATTCGTCAAAGTCATATTTATATTTCAAGATAATAGCATCAACATGATTTTGATATGCTGTTTCTACAACATTTCTAATAAGTTGAGGATTTTCCCATATATCATCCGTATCCGTCCACACGATCATGTCATATTCAGGCGGAACTTGAGAAAAATTAAAATTTCGTGCCGCAGAAAAATCATTAATCCACTCAAATTTAGAAATATTTGCATTATATTTTTTAGCTACCTCTACACATTTATCATTATCTCCAGTTATTGTAATAAATATTCCATCTACATATTTTGCCAATCCATCGGTTTTAGATATATCTATATTTTTATGATAATCACTTAATTGTGATTTTTTTATTCCGCCAAGACATCTGTCTAAAAGTTCAGATTCTCTATCTGATCCTTTAACAATCATACATAATGCTAATTTAAGTTTATTCATATTAGTATTTAGATGAAACCCTAAATTGTGGAAATTCATTATAAAACCACTCGGCCTCATTGAGTTTTTTATTTGCTTCTTCAGACAAAAACGGCGGATCTTTTATTACCATATTTATTCTGGTATGTAAAGAGCTTGGTATACTAAACAATACCCTAATATCGCTTGCATCATCGGCAGAAAATTCATTTTTACTTAACTCTCTCCTTCTTTTTAAATTATTCTGAAACTTATCCATTTCAGAGCCGTATTTTTGTTGCCATATTTCTACCATAATTCTAATAATTCTTCTTCTTTCACTTTCTTCTGGATATTTATCTATAATAAATTTAGTAATACCAGCAAAAATAGGGTCGCTAAAAGTTTGCTCTTGAATAAATTTTTCAAGTTGTTTATTATCTTCCATATTATTTTAGAGTGCTAATTTATTTTTACTTATTAGTTGCGTTCACTATGCCTCAGACAATCCATAGTGACAGAAAGTCCGAGACACAACCAATTCTATTAGGTTATTCCTTAATCATAATCGAATCCGTCAGCGTAGAAGTTAATCGTCTTATTTCTGACTTCGAGAGTCAAATCACCTACAACTGCGCGGAAATCATAATCGCCCGCTCTTTGCAAACCAGTATCAAGATATGGATTACGCAAATAGGCAATTCTCAATGTATCAGGTTTGACACCCAATACTGCACCCGCTGTGACCACCCTGTGGTAATGAGCATTAAGCCTTCCAAAAGAAGTGCTAATGACATCAACCGCCTGGGCAACCTCGTTAGCAGGAACCTGAACCAGAGTGCTTGACTTTTGTGTAAATGTATCCATCACATATTTCAGGAAGGACCCCATAAACACGTCGGTAGCAGCATCGCCATTCGAGTTTTCCACATTTGCCCGCATTAATCCGTTTAAGATTGAAGCAGCAAAAGCGGTACCAGAAGAATGAGAAGTATGATTTGTGGCCTGTGAAGTACCGTAAATTATACCGTTCATCTTTGGTGTCGTTCCAGAAGCGCCAGAAGTAAGTGCACTAAGTACTAAATCGTACTCAGCGGCATTACCCCATTCCTTAAGCGCTTTTGTAGTCTGGCGAGCAAGTTCATTCTCCCCAAAATAGTGTTGAACCAACTGTTGAGTTCGCGAAACCTTAAACGGAATCGCAATTTTTTCAACTATATTGGTAACTAAAGAAGGAAGAGTTCTAGCAGCGGCGGTAAAATCATCAGCCTCAGAAACGGCCGCGGATGCGGTTGTTCTGAGTGTATCCGTCATAGTGCTATGAACTGTGCTAATAGCGGTTGTTTTGCCTAAATTTTGTAAGAACCAGGTTTCTGATGCTGTTAAAATTTCAATCAATCCAACAACATCAGCTTTTATGTTTACGTCTTGATAACTTCGGACAATATTATCAGCCAAGTTTTTTTGACACTATAGTCCAAGAACTTCTGAAACTAATGCCTGTTGTTCTTCAAGAGAAGATTTCCCAGACACTACCCGTTTCCCCAGTTCTTCGACTTTTTTAGTGTCGAATTTAGTTTTGTTACTTGGGGTAACTATCGGGTTTTTTGTAGTCGCTTCTTTTGCCTTAAGTTCAATTAGATCCTTGAGAGGAGAAGTCTCATAAGCCTCAATATAAGATATGCCTTTTGCTTTTGCAATTAATGCAACTTCTTCGGCAACCTCATGGGCATTAGGATACTTCCTTTCTAGAGATAATAACTGATTATCGTGCTCTAATTTCTCAAGACGCTTCTCCAACTCCGGGTCAGATGGTTCTTTTTTAGGAGCCACTTCCGGTTTGGTTTCTTGCGGTTTCTGCGGAGGATTTAAAACCAAATCTGTCAAATATGTTTCTAACTCTTTTATATCAGTCTTGCCAAATTTTTGAGTAAGATTTGTTAAAATCTTCTCTGCTTCTCTGGCTTTAGCAATATTTTGATCGCCAACCAAACTGTTCAAATTTGTTAGAAACTTTTGAGCATCTTCTAGTTTCTCGAATTTTCTACCCGTAGAAGTCTCTATTAACTTAAGTGCAACGGTGTTCGCATCTACACCGTCAGAAGAGATTTCCTGAGTAGCAACATCCGCTGTGCCTCCTGATGGCTTAGCAACCTCGGGTTCTGTAATTGGATTCATTACACCACCCGTTTTTTGCTGTTGAATACCTTCCGAGATACGCTCGCGGATTGCCTCCGCTTCGCTTGTCCCTTCGGTTTCTACAGGGTCGGCTACGTCTTCGGGTTTGTTGTTATTCATTTTTTACGATAGATACGCCTTGTATTCCCATAAGATAGAATGACATAAGTCAAGCAATTTCTTTTGGGGATAACTCGGCATACCTATTATTAAACTCCCTCGAGTTATCGGATTCCATCGACCTAATGAATCCCAGGAAGCGCGGATATATTATCCGCAACTCTTGGCATTCATCTATTCAACAACTTTGTAAAGTTCTTGTCCCTTTTCTTTTTTTTCTAATATAGACATTATCATATCTGCATCAGCCACATAACCTTCTATTAATGTTTGAATTTCAGAAAGATAATCAGCCGCCATAGCCCTTCCTTCAACTAAAATTTCTGCTTTTTTATTAGAAGATAATAAAGATTTTTTAATATCTCTTATGTCAACTAATCCCTTAATCATACTATCTATTATTGGTTTTACAAGTTCAAGCCATTCACGAGACTGCAAAAAATTTCGAGCCATATTGCCGAACTCTATTCTTCTTTTTTGCTCGGTTTCTATTTCTTTTGTTTTATCCATTTTATATTATTCTAACACAAAACAACGATTTTATCAAGTGTTATCCACCGAACTGCGTCATAGGGGTACTAATATTTAGCCTTGATTCAAGAGGTGCTTGTGTTTGAATAGGTTGTTGAACAGCACCCCCTATTTGTGGCATACCAGCCGCATTTTCAAAAGCAGTTCCTTCATTTGGTAATTCTTGTGGCATTTCTTTTAATAATCTACCAACCTGGCTTGCCCCAGGAGAAAGTATTGGTACCTGTGGCTTTTCCAAGAACAATTCTCCCTTTATACCCATAAGATTAAACATTTCTCTCAGCACGGCGTCGGTATTTAGTTTAGAAGCCACTGGTAATCTGGAAAACGCTATAAGCGCATCTCTAAGTTGTTGAACCGCAACAACTCTATTAAACCTTTCATCGGTTATCATTATATCAACATCAACATCGGTATCAAATAAATCAGTAGAATACTTCATAAATCTACTTTTACCCATACTCTTTAAATACTTAAGTTGTTTATCCTTAAATTTTTCTATCTCAATATCATCTGGCAAAAATCCGGTTTTATTTAGTGCTTGTAATTTGAACTCATTTACTCTATGATTAATGATGGCCTCGTCAATAAACGCTAAAGAATCAGCATCTCCGGTTATTTTTATAATATCTTCCGCTTCTAATATCTTTTTTAGAAGTGGGAGATATTGTCTAGTTATTAATCTTTCAACAAAAAACCCTATTCCTTCTTGAACTAATACAAATGTGTCTCTTATGTTTCTATCTTGTGTTAACGTTGCCGTTGCCGAAGCCGATGGCCTTCCTGCCTCGCCACGGTTAATATCAAACGAACTTGTAACCCTATCTGCCATTAAATAAGCCCTATCTTCATCCGTATACGAAGATTGTCTATAATCTTGAACATTTAACTGTTTTACATCCCTGTCTATATCAGTAACCGGTATACCGCCACCGGCAGAAATAGAACTAATCATATCTGGTGTTAATCCAGAACCTTTTCTAATCAAAAATATGCCATTTCCTAATACCATATTATTACTTTTTCTGGTATTAACAATTAAGTTGACATATTCTTGTAAATCAAATAACATTTCTGCAACACCACGACCATACCATCTACCATCTATTTTTCTATACCACGCCTCTTCGTATGGTTTTATTCCGTCTTCTCTCGGATTTTCCCGTATTAAATGTATTATCGATGGAGTTCCAGAACCAGAAGCAACAATGTGCCCTTCTATCCACGTATCTTCATCTTTATCATCTTCGGTAATCCAAGACTTTTTTATTTTCCCCCATCTTTCCCATACTTCAGTATAAGGCACTTTAGTTTTAGTAAGCAACTTATCAACTATTGTTTTTGGGACATTTGGTGAAAAATTAATATATTCTATATTTTTCCAAACACCTTTGTATTCATTTATTTCATCAGTTGATAATCTTTCTCTTTCTATCACCGGTCCTTCTTGCAATGTATCTGCAGTTGGATCTACCCAGAGATTATTTATATCAACAATTTTAGACCTAATTACTCTTTTCTTTGTTGCCGGATCTATACAATCATATGTTTTCACTACAACCGTTCCATCTCTTGACAAAACACGTATAAGATTATTCAATAACTGTCCAAATCCTATTTTTTTCAATAAATTTAAAATTAATGCCCTAATTATTGGAACTCTATTAACAGCCTCTGGTGTTCCTGGTTGTATTAAAATATCTTTTGTATCTAAATCTACGCTTTTTACAACAGATTCTACAGACCATTCCGTTAATGGTACCCATGTTTTTCTCTCCCCGGTAACCTCATCATTAGGATTTTCAAACTTTCCCATATAATACCGACGAGCCTGATCAATAACATTACGCATCAAATACTGAAGTTTTTCTGACACAAAAACTGCAGCATCATCCCATTGTGTTTTTTCAGAAATGATTGTTTCTAATGCTTCTCTTTCGTATTTATTTGGTACATATCCAGAAAGTTTATTCATATTTATTTGTAATTTTTATATAAAGCCTTAAAATAAAATTTTTGTTCTACATCCGGATGTGCCTCTAATGTCCTCATTCTCGCTATTCCGTTCACCCATCTATTTTCTGCTATTCTCATATCGTTAAGTTTCCCATATTTTCTAAATACATCAATAAGCATGCCTTCTGTCAATACGCTTAAAAAATCTGCCGGAATATTGGGAATATCACTAGAAGATGTCATTTCGTTTGGTCTTTTTATCCAAAAAATATATAAGTTATTATTTCCGGTCTTAGTATAATCATCAGAACCCGGAATAGGAGCTATCCATATAGACCTGTCTTTAAACCAATACTTTGGAGCATTTTTACTATAAAGACTGTTTAAATCAGTATCTAAAATGGTTGGACCGGGTATTTCTTGTAAAGACATTGGTGTAGCAACACGCCAGTTTGTATCATCATATGATATTTCTACTCTTTGTATTTTTATCAATCCACCACCATATGTGGTTGTAGAATCTACCGGTAATGGATATTCACGTTGACCAGAAACTAAATCTGTATAAGATATTTCCGCATATAAATCTTCGTTTAGATCAATAAGTTCACGAACCATTAATCTAAAATATTTATTTGCAAGTCTTAAAAGATCAGAATCTATTAAAGTCGTACTGTCTTTACCAGCACTAAAACGCACATCTGAATACACATTAGAAAGAGTTTGATAAGTCGAAGTCATTTCTTTATATTATAACACAAACAAAAATGATTATCAATAATATGTTCTTTTATTCGGACGAATAACAAAATTACTACTGTCCAAACCAATGCCTAATGGCTCCTCATTTAATTTCCAACATGCAAGAGCTAATGAGTTTAAACAATCATCTTTTCTTGAAGAACCATATATTATATTCCCGCTTGGAGAAAAACGATATGAAAAAGACCTTATTTCTTGTATTAATTGGGGAATACGTGGAAAAGATATTTTATTTCTATCCATTAATATCGCAAGTTTATCTATTAACAATCTTTTACTTTTATTAGTATAAACAAAATCTACATCAACGTTTGCTCCCATGTTTTTTAAATCTTCAGAAAATATATCACCACCATTTCCTGTAGCATCTAAAATAATTTCTGCATTATTGTACTTTTGAGATATATCTTTAATTTTCGCTCTCATAAATTGCCATGATAAATTGTTTGCCCTATAAAAACCAACAACCCTATGCGTCATTCTATCCACAACGGTAGCAACAGTAAAATCTTCTATCTTTGCAATATCACATCCTAAAAAATATAAATGACCCGGTATAGGAGTTTCAAACCATTCATTTGGATCATCTACAATTATACTATCATCTATACACTGATCAAACTTTTTAAATCTTTGCCCAGCGCCTTCTTTAAATTCACCTAAATATTCTGAAACCCAAATATCCCTCGGAGTAGCCGCCTTAATATTTCTTAGTTCTTCTACACTCACAGCATATGGATTGTTAGTTCCGATAACTTCTCCATTCTCGTCTTCAATAGCTGTAGGAAAAGAAAAAGAAATATATTCAGGATGTTCTACTCTTCCTTCTGGTGTCCCCCATAAATATTTCTCATAAAACCAATTATATCCAAATGGATTAGATATTAAAAATGCCCTACCATTTTTATCTATAAGATTTGGACGAATATAACCATCCCATATACCATCATCTATTCTGGCCGCTTCATCCATAATAGCTAAATCTAGTCCTTTACCGAGTAACGACTCGGTTGTTTCAGAAGTTTTCATCCATAATTTTGCTCCGGTTACATTGTTTTCAATAATACGATCATGTTTATTAACTCTAAAAGGGCCCTGTTCGCCAGCAAAATATCTATCAATCCATTCTTCTATATAATCCCAGACACGGGAAGCAAGTTCATAATTAGGGCCAATTATCCACACAGTATGTCTTGGCATCCACATTTCTCTTAATCCCAAATATGCGGCTAAAAAAGTTTTCCCGAGCCTTTTTGCCGAGGCAACTACAGTAAAACGCCCCATATTCTGAAGTATATATTTCTGAACAGCATGAGGATGAAAATTTATTTTTTGTTTTATTGCCGCAAAACTAATACTCTTCATTTATACAGTATCCATAATATCAAGTCGTGTTTTTCTTTCATCCATATGATCATCTGGAAAATCTTCTTCAGATTCTCTATATATTGGCTCAATAACTTCGCGAATTTTAGTATCAGAAATAACTTTATCTGTAAACATAGCCTGTGTTTTACCCATAAGTTCTAACAACCTGGTTTTTTCTGCTATAGTTGCATGATCGTGATTATAAAGTTTAAGCATTTCTTTTTTAATAAAATCTGGATTAACATCATCAAAAGTAAAAGCCGCAACAAGTTCTGGAGCTTTTGCCTTAATTCTTGCCAATACCTGAGCAGCCATAGCACCACATTTAGCATTTTCTATTCTTTTATCAGGATAACTTTTAACTTTATATGCCGCCCTATACGCTTCCTGCATATTTCCGGTTTGCGATAACACCATTAAAAATTTCTTTTCGTTTATGGTAACCTTCTTTTTATGTACGGCACTATATGGATTCCAGGGAGGATTTACTCCTTTTGTAGGCTTATATCCCTTCCATTTCTTTAATTCCGGATCCCAATATGCCCCACTTGGATGCGGATTTTCCTTAGTAAACAAAGACCGAGCTTCTTCTATAGAAAGTTGAGATTTTTTTTCTATATTTTCATTCATATATATTATTATACCATATTGACAAGTTTTATTCAAGCTGTTGATAACTACCTATTGCTTTTAATTCAAAAATATGCTAAACTTAATATATGAAAAAGAAAAATAACAAATTTTTACCAAAAGGTAAAAAAACCCTGGCGGTCGATCTTGATGGGACAATAGCAAAAATAAATCCACTTGCAGGTATAACAATAGGTAGCCCAATCAAAGAGGCTATTCCAATATTGAAAAAATTTAAAAGGGCCGGTTGGCAAATAATTCTCTATACCGTTAGGCCAGATGAATGGGTATTGCGAAAATGGTGTGACAAAAACTTCCCCAAAATATTTGATGCTATAAATTGTAATCCTGAAGATGTAAGACAATGGGGGATAGTCAGTGCTAAACCAAAAGCAACCATCTATTTAGACGATTGTGCATGGCCCAATAACGGTTTTTTTGATTGGAAAAAATTTAAAGAAGATGCAATAAAAAACAAATGGATAAAATAAAAACGAATACAATATATTCAGGACATGTAATTGATGTCCTGCGAACTTTTCCTGATGAAAGTATTGATATGGTAATTACTTCTCCGCCATATTGGGGATTACGCGTATATAAGGCCGGAGGCGTTATCTGGGATGGAGATAAAGAATGTAATCATGAATGGAGTAACAATGTTCTAGCAGGAGGAAGGGCCGGACGTCCGTGGGGAGATACGGGACTACATAAGATACAACAACAATCATGGGACCAAAAACAACTTTCTTTTCAGCATAAAGAAACCATGTCGGCTTTTTGTACTAAATGCAATGCATGGATTGGAGAACTTGGACTTGAACCGAGTTTTGAAGATCAAATATTTGAAATAGAAATAATGGAACCAAAAAAAGATCTGACCAAAGAAGATTTAGACATGCTTAAAAAAGAGCTTGGTTTTTGATAATCTTTGTGATCTGATAGATAGCATGAGTATAAAAAACATAGTAGAAAACAAAAGAAGATGGAGTAACCCAGAATATAAAAAAAGAGTTGGGAATAAGATTTCTAATACCTTGCGCGGAAGAAAAATGTCGGATGATACTAAACAAAAAATATCTAAAAAATTAAAGGGAAGAAAAACATGGAAAACAAGGATAAGAATCCTAAAAGGAAAGGACCATCCAAACTGGAAAGGAGGAACAACACCACAACGACAACAAGAATATGCCACAGAATCTTATAAACTATTTGTTAATACCGTATTACAAAGGGATGATTATACTTGTCAAGAATGCGGGGCAAAAAACGGAAATGGTTATAATGTCAGACTTAATGTTCATCATATAAAATCATATGCCGAAAATCCAACATTAAGATTCGATATTAATAATGGAATAACGTTATGTTTCATTTGTCATAATAAAACTAAATCAAAAACGCCAAAACCCAGTAGGATTGATAAAATATTGATTAAAAAAATATGCCAGAAATGCGGTGAGGAGTTTCAAAAAAGAAATCCCCAAAAATACTGTGATAAGTGTAAAGAAACAATATGTGAATATTGTGGCGAAACATTTATATCAAGAAATAGTAAAAGATATCAAAAGTTTTGTTCCCGAAAATGCTATGGTCAATGGTGGTCAAAAAACAAAGTAAAAGAAAATAACCCCCACTGGAAAGGGTATATTGAAAAAGATTGTATAAATTGTCTAAAAAAAATTAAAAGAAGGGATAACGAAATTTTAACAAATTATAATAAAAGAAAGTTTTGTTGTCTAAAATGTGCATATGATTATAGAAAAAAGTAAAATACCTCAACATTTATTAAAATACTTTCAGTTAAAAGAAAAGAAAAAAATAGTTCGTCGTGGTTATATTTCACATCTTTGTGACATTTTTGATGAAATAAAAAGAGTGTTAACCAAAGATGGAACTTGTTGGGTAAACATAGGAGACACTTATCAGTCCGCACCAGTTAGCGGTAAACAAGGTGGTTTTTCTGGTAAAGCAGCTAAAAATAATCCAGAATATGCCGAAGCAATATTAGTAAAAAAACCAAAAAGCAGACTTAAAAATAAAACACTTTTACAAATACCGGCCCGGTTTGCTATAGAAATGTGTAATCGTGGATGGATACTAAGAAACGATTTGATCTGGAAAAAACCAAATATTCTTCCGAGTTCTGTCAAAGATAGATTCACGGTTGATTATGAACATATTTTCTTCTTCGTAAAAAATGAAAAGTATTATTTTGAACAACAATTTGAACCGTATGCTACATCTACAAAAAATGATAAAAGATTTGAAATAGCCAAAGAAGGAAAATATACCGGCGGGACAAATGTAAAAAAAGGATATGAAGAAAGCAAAGCACAAAATCCCATTGAGGTTAGAAACAATGTATTTAATGCCGGACTTGGACAAGGAAGAAATATGCGAAGCGTATGGACTATAACAACTAAAGGGTTTCGGGGAGCCCATTTTGCCGTATATCCAGAGAAACTTATAGAAACACCAATAAAAGCAGGTTGTCCAGAACTTAGATGTTTAACATGCGGAAAACCACGAAAAAAGATAATAACAAACGAACATGTTGGTGGAACACCATATTATCCGCAACATAAATGGCAAAAAGAAAATAATGTTGGCCCACGTCCAAGAGATTATATTGCTAAAAAAGAATTTTGCGGATACACAGACTGCGGACATAATAACTGGCGTAAAGGAATAGTATTAGACCCGTTTTTTGGATCGGGAACCACTGGAGTTGTGGCAGAAAAACTAAATAGGGATTGGATAGGTATAGAACTAAATAAAGAATTTATTAATATAGCAGAAAAAAGAATAAATGAAGAAAGAAGATAAGGCATTTTGGTTATCAATATGGTTGCTTATAGGACTTTATGGTTCTGTTCTTTTAACCATATTTATAATGAAAATATTACAAAAATGACAAAATTTAAAATATACCCAGAAAAAGGAAACAAACAATATTATTCAGTAATAATATTTGACAAAAAAGCTGATATGATAAAATATTCATGTGCCATAACAAAAAGACCGTTACATCTATTTGAGGCAGTAGCACATTCATATTACGCTTATTATAAAAGAAACAAAAAATATATATTGTCAAAGCAAATAGGAAGTATACTGTTTTATAAAAACGGATTTGGAGTAGGAACCGTTGCCCATGAAATAGCTCACGCAACCAATTACTATTTTAATAGAAAAAAGATAAAATTTAGAATTGGTAATGTTATAAAACCAACAAAACAATGGTTTAAATATGATGAAGCATACGCCCATATTTTAGGATATATGATAAATCAGTTTTGGAATAAATATAATGGTAAAGTAAAAACTAAATCAGAAAAATATTAATGAAATTTACACATTTACATGTTCACTCAATGTACTCATTGCTTGACGGACTACCAAGTCCGATTTCTTTAGTTGAAGAAACAAAAAAACTTGGAATGGATTCAATTGCCTTGACAGATCATGGAAATATGTATGGAGCAATAGAATTTTACAAAGCCGCGAAAGCCAATGGTATAAAACCAATATTGGGTTGTGAAGTTTACATTACCAAAGATATGTTCAAAAAAAGCATTAAAGATGATAACCAAATTTATCACTTAACATTATTGGCCATGGACAATAATGGATATCATAATCTAATTAAGTTAGTTAGCGAATCAAACATTCATGGATTTTATTATAAACCAAGAATAGATTTTAATTTATTATCTAAATATAATGAAGGATTAATTTGTCTATCTGGATGTCTTGGAGGAGAATTGTCACAATTATTACTTTTAAAACAATATAGCGAAGCCGCTCAACTTGCCATAAAATATAAAAATCTATTTGGAGATAGATATTATATAGAAATAATGCGACACCCAAATAATAAAGATCAGTGCATTGTTTCACCAGAACTTATTAAACTATCATCAATGTTAGATATACCAATGGTAGCCACAACAGATTTACACTACCTTCACAAAAAAGATATCGATACTCATGAAGTATTTTTAGCTATTAATACAGGAAAAAACCTAGATAATAAAGATAGGCTTTCTATGAAAGATAGTGACATATTTCTTGCTTCACCAGAAGAAATGATAAAAAAATTTAAAGACATACCCGAGGCAATAAATAATACACAAATAATTGCAGATAGATGTAATGTTGATATTAAACTTGGAGAAATAAAACTACCAAAATTTAATGTGCCAAAAGGAGAGACGTATGATTCATATCTTAGAAAACTTTGTTTAAATAGCCCTAAAAACAAAAATGAATATTCAGATAGATTAGAATATGAACTAAAAATTATTGAAAAAACAAAGTTTGCATCATATTTACTAATTGTTTGGGATATTATAAAATGGGCAAAAGAACATGATATAATGGTTGGCCCAGGACGTGGTTCTGCCGCAGGTAGTATAATATGTTATCTTTTGGATATTACAAATATAGATCCGTTAAAATATGGATTATTATTTGAACGTTTTATGAACCCAGATAGAATATCTATGCCAGATATAGATATGGATTTTGACGACACAAAAAGAGATGCGGTTATTAAATATGTGTCAGATAAATACGGACAAGATAATGTCGCCCAAATTATCACATTTGGCACAATGTTTTCAAGATCTGCAATAAGGGATGCCGGTAGGGCAATGAAATATGATCTTAAAACGTGTGATAGAATAGCCAAAATGATACCGTTCAATAGTTCATTAGCCGATTCGTTAAACAATGTTAAAGAACTAAAAAAAGAATATGAAGATCCAAAATCTAAAAAACTAATAGACATGGCAATGAAACTAGAAGGAGTTGTTAGGCATGTCGGGAAACATGCTTGCGGAGTGATCATATCTGATAAACCAATAACCGATTATATGCCGATTCAGTTATCAAAAGAAAAATCAGTAATGTCTCAATATGATATGAAGATTATTGAAGACCTGGGATTATTAAAAATGGATTTTCTTGGACTAAGAAACCTTTCGGTAATTTCTGAATGTCAGAAACTAATAAAAAAACAACTTGGTGAAGATGTAAATGTAAACAATATTCCCTTAAATGACAAATTAACATACAAACTATTACAAGAAGCAAAAACAACTTCTGTGTTTCAACTTGAATCTGATGGAATGAAAAAATATCTAAAGAAATTAAAACCAACAAATATTGATGATATTTCGGTTCTTATAGCATTATACAGACCCGGTCCAATGAATTTAATACCAGAATATATAGCAAGAAAACACGGAGAAAAAACAATAACATATTTACATCCAAAACTTGAACCAATACTAAAAGACACTTACGGTATTATGATATACCAAGAACAACTTATTTCGGCCGTTCAAGCATTAGCAGGCATGACATTGGCACAAGCAGATGTTTTAAGAAAAGCTGTTGCCAAAAAAGACGCTAAACTTTTGAAACAACAAGAATCTAAATTCAAAGACGGATGTAAACAAAATAAAATAAGTAACAATGTATCCAACACATTTTGGAACCTAATAGAACCGTTTATAGGATACGGATTTAATCGATCACATTCTACATCTTATGCCATAATAGGTTATCAAACAGCATATTTAAAAGCAAATTATCCGGTTCAATATATGGTGGCAGAAATGAATTCCGATGACAAAATAGAAAGAATAACCGAATTAATGCCAGAACTTGAAAGTATTGGTATAAAAATAGCCCCTCCGGATATTAATATAAGCGAACAAAAATTTGTCGGAACCGGTAATAAGATATTATTTTCTTTATCGGCCATAAAAGGAATGGGCAAGAAGGCCATAGAAACAATAATAGAAGAAAGAAAAAATGGGCCATATAAATCTATAGATGATTTTATTTACAGACTAAACGGAACATCTATTACCAAAAAAACAATAGAAATCTTAGCAAAATCAGGGGCATTTGATACATTTGGTGAGTGGACTAAAAGAAATCAAATATCAAAGTCGGCAGAACAAATAGCAGAAAGTATAAAATTTAAATATAAAGATTTACTTCCACCAATAATCTATTCAAGTGTTAAAACTTCATGGAAACAAATGGTATCTTGGGAAAAAGAACTACTTGGACTATATTTAACCACAAATCCGGCGCTTAATTATGCCGTAGAGATAAAAAAACATGGAACCATAGACATAAACAGAATATCTGAATATCAAAATAAAAACATCAAAATTGGCGGAGTAATTACCGATCTTAAAAAGATCATTCTAAAAAGTGGCAGAACCTTTTATAACTTTAGATTACAAGATACTACAGGATCAATAAACTTATCAATATCAAGCGGTTTATATAATAAAAAACCGTTCAGCACAAACTCTGTAGTAATTTTATACGGTCAATATAAAGATAAATTTAAAATATTTAGTTGCGATCTAATAGATTCTTTTTAAAAAAGGGGGACATTCTATAGCGGACTCAAGTGTCCTAGAATAATCCCCAAGGTTTCTTCCTGTCTCACGCGGGCGGAAGAATACTTCTATTATATCATAAGCATCATTAGTTTACAAGATCATTACCGTTTGGGCAAATAATCGGAAACTTATGAAATATCATATTGTCCTCCTCCTATAGTATAGCATACATATACACAAGTATCAACCCCTCATCTTCATAAATTACCTAAAACATAAATTTTGTTCGGAAACAAGTTGTTTTTAAATTCCTTCCTTTTCTCCCAAACGGGGACATAACATTTCAAGCCTTTTGTCAAGACTTGTTTTTATCAACAAGTTGTCCACTTCCCCCGCTTGCATTGACTTCTTTTTTATGCTATGCTTTGGTTAGGCAATGTTTTGGTTTCTTTACAAAACTTTAAGATATGTTATAACAACAACACACTTTTTATATATGTCAATAAAAAGTTGTCCACTTGCTTTGGTTTTTACTTTTTGCTATAATTAGATTAGTAAAGTAAAGTTGTCCACATCTTTACTTTTAACAAAGATGTGGCGATGTTCATTAAAAACTCCATAAGCGGCGATGGGGTTATAATATGAGAACCATTAAAACAGCATTAAGATCGGGTTTTGTCAAGACGCAAGCAACAAGAGTCAGAAGCGGTTTTGTTAGGGATATCCAAGATCTAGGTTTAGAGGTTGGAGGTGATCCTTGTGTTTTGACTGAAGAAGAGTTTCGAAGTTATGGCTTTTCTGAACGGACTATTAAGAATGGCCCAAGATATCTATTGAACAATAAAGCAAGCGAGAAAAGAGGCGAGTTTTATGCGGTAGCTCGTGGAGTTGCTACCGGTGAATTAGCTGAAGAGTTGCAAGTTCCTGAAAATACGCCGGTTATACAAATCGCTAGAGTTGCAACAAAAAAAGAGATCGGGACGCATTTTTTAACCGAGTAGATATTCCGTAGCTATGAATTAAACGCCGCTATTCGTAGCTACTAGAATGTTTATTCTATTAACTCATCGGAGGTCGGGATGAGTTTTTGAACCAGTAAATTAAAAACATGGTCAAAATTGCTATTGAAAAATACAGTAAAAACTTATACCGTGGAATTGGAATTGTAAATGGATTACCGATTATAATTTTTGGAAGCAGTTTCATGAATGTCATTACAAAAGCCTTGTATGAATATATGAAAAGACGAGCATTTTTTACTGAAGAATGCTAGTATAAATTGAAGGATCTTATTAAAGGTCCTTCTTTTATTATATGATCAAAATAAATAAGAAAATCGCACTTTTTGATAAACCAAAAGACATTTTAGAAGTTATTATGATCAAAAGAAAATATAGATTAAAAGAAATAAAAAAAGAAGGAAATATAATTACAAAAACATATATGAAGGGCCGGAGATATTGGAAAATAAGCTATCCAGATAACTATATTGGTCAAATATGAAGATGATTATAGAATTAACCGCACTTTTGCGGAGATTTAACCATTATTTGTATATATTATTCCATCAAAAAGACATATAGAAGAAAATAAGAAGGGGGGTATTATGAATAAAAAGAAGAAGAAAAATAGACAGTATATAGCATGTATTTGGTGCGGAAAAGACATAAATAAGAAATATGCCAAATACTATTCAGATAAATGTAGAAGTGAAGCGTTGGGACAAAAGTTAGAAGGGAGGTGTTATTATGAGCAATAGAGATAAAAGACCAAAAAGATCAAAATATATTAAGTGCCCGCTTTGCGGGGAGAAGTTAGACAGTATAATGGAATGGGTAAATACCACGATCGGATATGAAAGAGATTTAAAGACCGGAGATATTCTTCATACAAGAGAAGGAGATTATAGCGATTTTGAGGCTTATAGTTGCCCGGAATGCGGAGAAGATTTAGATGAAAAAACATGTAAAAAGATAAATAAAATGTTATGGGGTATTTAGAAAGGAGGTGAAATATGAAAAAGCCAAAAGCCGTATTTGTAAAACAAAATAATGGAGGTTCGTATAAGTTAGAAATATATCTTGTGGAGAATGCCACGGATGAACAAAATGCATGGGTCGATGCACAAGGAAAAATAGTATATGATTATGAATTAAATGGCGTTAAAGCCGATCTAAAAAAAGACGGATTTAATGTTGTTGTAAAATGAGACAATTAACATCCGCACAAAAGAAGTTATTAGACAAAACATTGAAAAATAATCCAGAAATAAGAGAATGTGATGATTTACCAGATGAAGTTTGGGATATGATAGTAGAGCTTAATGATACCGAGATATTATATGATGAGGTTAATAAATATATCAGACAAAAAGATTTATAAATGAACTTTGATAACTGAATACATTTTAAGGAATATAGGGGCAAAATAAAATGAGCAAAATATATTGTATTGAGCTAAGCAAGGATGAAGAATTAATGGCAGAAGATATGGGGTTAGAAGATTTTATAGAAACAGATGAAGATGAAAGAATCTTCTGCCGTAAATGCGGGAAGGATATAACAGATGAAGGATTATCAGAAGATATTTGCCGCAAATGTGGGCTAGAAATGGGGGTTTATGACTAAAAAAGACTTTATTAAAATTGCGGAGATTATTAAGAGTATAATTGGACAACTTGGAAGAGTAAATGTTAAGACCGAAGATGGAAATACTATTGAAGATATATCCGAGTTTATTATTGATGAGTTTGCTTATGGTTTAGAAGATACAAATGAAAGGTTTGATGAAAATAAGTTCAGAAAATATATCTATAAAGATAATAAGTATTACGAAGGTCAATAATATGGTTTAATAGTTCCTATACTTTAAGATGTATTCAGTAATTAGTGTTTATTATGAAGATATTATTTATATTTTTAGTTATACTATCCGCCATTTTTGTGTGGACATTCTATAATATATTTTGGGTTTCTGATATTCGGAATATATGTTTGCCAAGAATGGAAGATTGTAGTAAATAAATATGAAAAACCAAAAAAAGACAAATAAACATAAAAACCAGCGAAAAAAAATGACAGAAGAGTTTTATGAGGGCAAAGAAACTTTATGCGGAAATTGTGGACGAATAGCAACATGGAAGTATGGAGATATTCATAGATGTAATAAATGTATGGGACTATGACACATAAAAAAGAATGGACAATAAATATAATACTAATTATTTTATCATTTATAATAGTTTTTGGGTTTCTCAAATGGCAAATAGAAGAAAATAAGGGATTTTGTTTAAAGATTATGAGCGGATATTTTATGTCAACTAATAAAGATTTAGAAGAGTACCAAAAATATATGAAATATTATAATAAATAGAAAGGAGGTGAAATATGAAAAAATATAGTGTTTCTTGGAGTGAAAAACATACATTGCCGGGTATAGAAGCGAATTCTCCAGAAGAGGCAATAGAAAAAGTCCAAAACGGAGAAATAACGGAAGAGTCCGAGAATGGAGATGTTATTGAGCTAGTTGATGGGCCCGAGGCCGTAGAAGAAGGTATATAATAACACAAGCGGCCATGTGTATTTTTACAAATGAAAACAGTCCGTTTTAAGATAGCAGATGTATTTGAAGTAGAAGTAGAAAACGATGCAACACAAGACGAAATAGACGCAGCAGTTGATGCGGAACTAAAAAAATTAGCAGAAGCCCCATTTTTTCTGGAAAATGCAGAAGTTGAGTTTGTAGACGAAGAAGAAAATGAAGAAGAAAATTACGAAGATTTATCAGTCGAAGACCTAGATGAAAATTCCTCAGAAGAGAATTTAGAAGAAGATACAGAGGAATAAATTACCGTGAGTTGCCATGATATTTGGCCGCATGTCGTGGCAACAATTCGGTTATTTATTATAATATGAAAAAGGTTCATAATAAAATAGAAAAAAATATAATGGAAAAAGAATTTGTTTGTAACCGGATGCCTATTTGTGCAGTGGCCGGATATGTAATAGCAAAAAGAGCCAAATATAATGATAATTTATCAAAATCATTGGGAATGGCATTGGCCACTAAATTAGCAATTTGGAAGAATGCCGGATGGGGATACGGAGTTTCAACGAATAAACATTATGGAGCCGGAAGAGTAAGTGAACAACAATTATCTAATGAAGATAAATTAAATGCCGGTTTAGTTGATGAAATAGATTTTTGTGGTGAAAACTTTTTGGTAAAAGACAATTTAGTAGTGGGAGAACTACATGTAAAAAAAGAATTTAATTGTTCACCAGATAAATTTGATTTTCAAGTCCATAAAATAGAAAGCGGTGGTGGTAATTTTAAGAAGTTAGTAGAAGCAATCAATGAAAAATTAGATAGTGAAGAGTGGAAAAATTATGATTTAAGCAAGGCGGTATTTGGTAAATCTTTTATGAGATTTTGGAAACAAATTAGAGATGACTTTCGTAAAACAGAATTTTATCATGAATAACTTATATGATAAAGACGATATTGAAGAAGTAATACTTAATAACTATATAATGCTTTTAACCAGAGCGTTTACATTAAAACCGATCAAAGTAACAAAAACAGATCATAAAAAAAGAAAAAAGTATTACCACGAATATTATTTAAGAAGAAAAAAAGATCCAGATTTTGTTATGAAAAGAAGAATGAGAACAAGAAGATGGTATAAAAATAATAAAAAACATAAACTAAACAATTAACCGCTACGGTGAATGTTTATATATTTATTATGAGCAAAATAAAAAAAAGAGCCTTGCTAATAAAAGAATTAAAAGAAAGGCATATTGATCTTGAATTTTGGTGGAGATTTATAAATGAAATAAACGAAGCAATGAATTTTTGTGATTTAAGGCCAATGTTAATGAATACAGAAGGAGGACCACTGGTTTTATATGATATTGTAAAAATAGGAAAACCAATAATTCTTAAATATACAATGGAAAGAAATTTTGATAGTTTAGAAGACCTGGCAGATTATTTGCTATATCTTGATCAACAAGGAAGAATAATCAAAAATAAAATAATATTTAAACGAAACTAATGGACAACAAATATACATACACAATAAGAGGCAAATGTCTATTTTGCAAGTGTCCAAACACGATGGTAAATATAGACGGATACTGCGAAACTTGTCAAAAAGAAATAGACGAAAAGATGTCCAACGGAGGACTAGATTTTAAGGTTACAGTTCCTGGTAGTATATTGAAGGTTCATGCAAATAGCCGTAAAGAGGCTATAGATATGGCTATAAAAATATGGGAAGAAGAGATTAAAAAAGCTCAGGAAGACAAAACAATTTATGCAATAAAAGATTTAGTAAAAATATTAAAATGAAAAAATATCGCAAGATAACGGTTTATTTTAAGTCTAGACAAAATCCGAAAATAAAATATAAGGTTGAAAGGTTCCGTAACGGAGCCATTTTTTGTTCTTGTCCCGGATTTAAGTTCACACATTATAATGGACAAGTTTGTTTTCATGTAAAAAGAGCAAAACATTGGAAAAAATAGAAAGGACAAATAATAATATGGACAAATGGTATATAATTAAAGACGGATCCGAATATGTGGTAAAATATAAAGATAAAAATGACGGAAAACTTTACCATATATCTCCGTTTTTTAAATCAAGACTCATGGCTATTATTCATGCATATATTAGTCGTCGGGTTCTTAGGTCGAAAGGACTTGATGTAAAAATAATAAAATATTGCATATGAACTATCCAAAAATAAAAAAGTATATAGAAATTACTTATCCTGAAAAAATAAGAGAACTAATAGATTATTTAGATTCTTTAGAATTTGAAAAAGATGTAAAAAAGATATTACAGGATCAGTATAAAGTTAATGAACCATTATCTGAAGAATTCGCCGCGACCTGCTGTATTGACAGAAGGGCAGACGAAATTTCAGATTTTTAGAATATGCCATCAAATAAACTAATATACGAAAAAATAAATCTTGGAGCTGATCCCGAGCTTTTTATAGCAAATAAAAAGGGCGTTATTGGATCAGAAAAATTATTACCAAAAGAAGGTATATTAACAGAAGGAGGCAAAATAATAAGAGATGGTGTTCAACTAGAAATTAATCCACAAGCGGCCACATGCAGAGAGATTTTAGCAAGAAATATTAAAGACTGTTTTCTGACAATAAGAAGACAACTTGCAAAAAAAGAATTGTTATATATAAACTTTAAAGAAGTTGTAGAAGTTTCAGAAAAAGAAATGAAAACATTAAGTGAGGATTCAAAAGTATTTGGATGTGCTCCAAGCAATAATATTTATACCGGGAAAAGTATAATCAAAGTTGATCCAAGAGTTTATAGATACAGAAGTGCAGGTGGACATATACATCTAGGAAAATGGACCGAAAAAATGATTGGGGTATACGAAGAACTCAGTAAAATACAAACGGCCATAAACAAGGCATTAGAAGATCCAAAAAGAACAGTGCCAATGTTGGATTTAATAGTTGGAAACACTTGTGTATTAGTTGACAGAGATCCATTGGCAAAAGAAAGAAGAAAAGTATATGGTAAAGCAGGAGAATTTAGAACTCCGCCACACGGAATAGAATATAGAACGCTGTCTAATTTTTGGTTAAAAAGTTACCCGTTAATGTCGTTTGTAATGGGGTTGGCAAGACTAGCAGTATTAATTGTGGCCAATGATAAAGATAAAAAATTAATGTCTGAAGTAAAAATAGAAAATGTGGCAAAAGCTATAAATGAAAATGATTTTGAACTGGCTTATAAAAACTTTAAGAAGATAGAAAAACCGCTTTTAGATATGATTCCCGAAGATTATGATAATAATATTCCGCTTGCAAGCACAACAATAAAAGAGTTCAAACATTTTCTGACAAAAGACTTATCAGACTGGTTTAAAACAGATCCAATGGATCATTGGTGTAATTTAGATATTGGAGATGCTAATAGTTATGGATGGGAGAACTTTTTAAAGATAAAAGTTCATGATGATATGATGAAATAAACCCACTTTTCAATTTTAGAGACAAACATCAACTTGTGCAGATGCGAATGCACAAATAAATATGGATATAAACGGACTTGATTGTTGTGGAATTGTAGAAATAAACGGATTAAGTAATACCAGCCCCAAAAATGCACTCATAGAAATATGTATAGATAGTAATATAGATGAAAATGCAGGAGTAAATTTTGCATTTGTTCTTTTTACGGGAGTTGTTAAACATGGATATGGACAAAGATTCAAAAAATATTTATTAGAACATAGACTCGGTAATGTTATTGAAACAAGGACAAAAATAAATCCGAACTCTGGAAACGAAATAAGGGCATGGATTTGGGAAATAGACCAGAAGGCATTAAGTCGCTGGTATGAAAAAAATAAACCAAAAAATTACGAAGAAAACAATTGGTGAAAAGATAACAAAACAAAGATTTTTGTGTTAAGGTATTGTGGTAGCACCCCACATTTTATAAGTGCGTTTTGACAGAAAAATTAGGGGGTCTCCAGTATGTATAAAGAGAATAGCAAAAGACACATTCAACGCCTGTGCACAACTTACTATTGCAAAAAAAACAAAAATCTGTTATACTTGAGCTGTAAATTAAAAAGTATATAAAATAACACAAATCGCCCTTTTGTCAAGAATAGAAGAAGAAATAAAAGATCGCGGCTTGGTGTAATGGTAACACGTGAGGTTCATATCCTCAAGATCACGTTCAAATCGTGGGCCGCAACATCAAATAAATATTGTAGTTAATGTTTGTTGTAAATATGTTGCTAGTTATAGTAACATAAATTAACAGAAAAACACTACAATATTAGATTGATAAATAGTTTTCATGTTCCATGTTAGGGCATCGCCCGTTATTGGCTGATTACTATTTAGTCCATGTTAAACTGATGTTCCGTTATATTTGTTGTAAAATAAATATATCTACATTAGTTTAACCGGTGAGAAGCACAAGAAGCAGGAAAACATAGAAGAACTGCGAATGTTACTTCTCCGGTATTGTCCGGATAAAAAACTGCTTGTGCTTCAATACTAGACATTAAACATATCTGTTCGTTGCGTGTTATTCAATTCATGATGGACCGAACGAAGTTTACAAATGATATATTTGATGTCTGATATTGGAATATAGAACATTTACAATAAAAGAATGTTTTAACCTCCGTCTGTGGCTGAAGAACCCTGATATGGAACGGGGTAAGGCACGACGAAACTAACAAAGGGAGTTAACAAGGGTTAGAAGTAGTCGGTATACTGACAAAATAATTACTTATTCCTAAAACATGCCTCCAAAAACTGAATGAGGCAGTAGCGGTTAATACTGTAATACACGGAATGCATAACGGTATTATGGTATGCTACTTTGGATAAAAAAACGAGCACTTCGTAATCCCTTTTTAGATGGTGGGCCATCTAAACAAGAAAATATAAAAGCTGATAAAGTGCTTGAGTATTGGGATATAGACAGGAGTTGTCCCCAGACGGAGATTAAAGCATTCTTTAGTAAAGAAATATAAAAGCAATTATGAAAGAAGAAATTAAAAAAAAATATGACGAAGCAATGAAAGAAATGGAGTGTTGGGAAACCCAAAAGCATTTGAAGAATTGTAAGAAGTGTCAAGAAACAATAAGACAAATTTTAACTCCTAATCAACTTCAGAAGTTAAAAGATGCTATAAGTATTTTAAGTCAAATTATTAAGACAAATTAAATAATGAAAAGAGGTTAAAAAAAATAATAAAAGTTGCTATAATATAACCAGTTCTTAATCCCGTAGTTCGGGATAAGGATCACCCATCCAAATGAGCTAGGTCTCGCCAACTCCATATCAAAGAGTTGGCAATTTTATAAAAGATATGAAAAAAATTATAGCCATTACATCTGGAGAAAAGAATAAATTAAAACCATATATTGAAGCGTTTACTACTCCGGATACAATTCCTGTATTAATTCCAACATTTAACCTGTCTGAAGAAGAAATAGAGAATGAAGAAACCTCTAATAAACTATTAAATATAGCAGAAAAAATAGCAGATAAGTTAGATGCATTAGTTTTATCTGGTGGTGAAGATATTAATCCAATAAACTATGGACAAGATAATATTGCCGCAACAGGATGTAATAATTCAAGAGATAAAACAGAAGTGGCATTAGTAAATGCTTTTTCTAAAAGAAACAAACCTATCTTGGGTATTTGTAGAGGACACCAAATATTAGGACTAATGTATGGATTAAACTATTTCGCCCAAGACCTAACAAAAGTAAGAGAACTACATAATGGAAATATTGCTGGTCTAAAAGATCGGAAAGAACCAGTCCACACTGTTTATGTATGGGGAAGTTATGCGGAATGGCTAAAAAAGAAAGGATATAAACAAAACGGAAATTTTATGAAAATGAATGTAAATTCATGGCATCATGAAGGTTTTGTGTTTCTGCCAAAAAGTATGGGAAGAATAAAAGAAAATAACCTTGCAGATTTTATTGAAAATTTTACAAAAGATACAGATTTAGAAATTATATTATCTACAAAAGCGGTAATAGAAGGATTTAGATCAATAACAAAACCGATATTAAGTTGCCAATACCATGCAGAAAGTTATCCAAAAAGCATATTTATAAAATACTTTCTTGAAGAATATGTATTAAAAAATGGGCCAAAAAATAGGTCGGTCGAAACAAAAAAATAGTAATATTATAAAATAATACATGAAATATAAAGTAAAAGTATTAGTTGGGAAAGCATTTGAATGTGAAGTAGAAGCAGAAAACGAAGAAGAGGCCGAAGATAAAGCGGTATTATTGGCAAAACAAGATTATGAAGAAAAGGGAATAGAAAATGCAGATTTTTTTGTTGATAGTGTTGTTAATACAGAAGAGGAGAAATTTGAATAAAATAACAGGGCCGAATAGAAATTCGGCCCTTTAGCATATTTGTGAGGAGAGAGTTTAAAATGACAAAGAATCTTTTTTATGACCAAAAAGATTCAAAATTTATAGGCCCGGATATCATCTCTCCTCATAAGTATATTAAATAACCACATCTGTATTTATACAGATGTTTATAAACCAATGTGCGGAATAGCATTTGTCATGCGGAAAAACAAACATAATGCTAATAAAAGAATAAAACAACTATATTTTGCCCAGAAAAACAGAGGAACTGAAGGTTATGGATTCTTAAATATAAATACATTACAATGTTTTAGAGCAAAATATGAACATCAAATATTAAGTTTATTAGCAAAGAATAAAGCATCAGAAATTTTGTTTCATCATAGACGACCAACAAGTACGGATAATACTCCAGAAACCGCACATCCAATATATTCAGGCAATAATTTTATAAATAAATATTATTTAGTTCATAATGGTACTATATCAAATGATCAACAGTTATATGATAAACATACAAAACTTGGACTAAAATATTCTACATTTATCGGAAAAGACAAATACGGTATTCCAATATTTAACGATAGCGAATGTTTGTTATTAGAACTCGGATTATATCTTGAAGGAAAACAAGAAAAATTAGAAACAATAGGTTCAGTAGCATTTGTTTTATTAGAAACAGACAAGAATAATACGCCATTAAATTTATATTATGGAAGAAATTATGCAAGCGACTTAAAGTTTTTAGATACCGATACCGAAATGATTATTTCTTCAGAAGGAAATGGTAATTATATAGATGTTAATGAACTAAATATTTATTGTTATAAAACAAAAGAATTTTCTAAAAAGAAACTGGAGTTTAAGAGAACGTCCTATCTTTATTATGAAAAAAATTATTCATATAATAAAAACTACGATAATATAAATTTAACTAATGAAAAAGATGATTCTTCACCAATAGAACATAAAACAGACATTCAGACGGAATCGGATTTCTTGCAAGAACTAACAGATGAAGAGTTACAAGAGTATAAACAAGACGCAGAAGGACAAATAGAAGTGGCAACTATGTCATTACTTAAAACAAATGATAGAAACGAGGGAGATAGACTTCAAGAAGAAAAAAGGGAAGCTCAAGAATTTTTAAATGAAATAAACAAAGAAATAAAAAGAAGGTCGGAGAACAAGAAAAAACTTTTGTGTTAAATATATGTTTAGCAAAAAATTTATAAAACGACTCCTCCGTCATCCAGAAATGGCTAAATGTCCGGATTGTAGATACAAAATGGTTAGAAGGGGTAATTATTTTATATGTGAAAATATAAATTGTGGAACTGGTATAGATATATCGGATTTTTATTTAACCGCAGGAGGTAAATTCAGAAAAAGAAATCCTACCGTAGATGAATATAAAAATACAGAAGATAAAAAAGAGACTATTTTTGTAATG